GTACAGCAACTTACCCAAATCAAAACACAGATTTTGAAATTCAAGATGCTAGTTACCCTTTTAGACTTGGCGCTGATAAAAGTTTAGGAGATGAACACTATGACGGATACATGGCAGAATATATGTTTGTTGATGGGGCTGCTCAAGCTATAAGCGATTTTGGAGAATTTGATGAAGACACTCCTACAGTATGGAAACCAAAAAATATTGCATCAATAAATGTTAATCCTTCTGATGCGAATGGAAATGGTTTTTATTTAAATTTTAAAGATGCAAGTAATTTAGGAAATGATGTTGGTGTTAATGCAGGAACAGATTTTGCTGCAAACAATTTATCCTCAACAGATCAATCAATAGATACCTGCACAAATAATTTTTCAACTTTAAATCCTTTAGATGTTTCTCGTTTAGCAAACACAGACAATACTTTTTCTCAAGGAAATTTAAAAATTACAGATGGTTCAAACTCTTATCTTGCCGCTCAATCTACATTTGCAGTAACAACAGGCAAGTGGTATTGGGAAGTTAAAATAGATGCTACTACTAGCAATACTGCGTCAGGAGTAGGAGTTGCTGATTTAGATGGTTATACTAGAGATGATGGTGCGGCAAATAGTGCTTTTGGTTGGATTTATGCTCCAGATGGAGATAAAAGAAATGGTGGTACATCTTCTTCTTATGGAGATACTTATGCCGCAAACGATATAATTGGTATCGCTTTAGACATGGATAATCTAGCAATTTATTTTTCTAAAAATGGAACTTTTCAAGCAAGTGGCGATCCGACAAGTGGTTCAAGTAAAACAAATGCGGCTTTTACTAATTTAACAGGAACAGTAGCGGCTCATGTCTACGATGGTAGTAGTGGTCAAGCACACGAATTTTCTTGTAATTTTGGCTCTCCATTTTATGCAATCTCATCAGGCAACGCAGATGGTAATGGCTATGGAAACTTTGAATATGCAGTACCTAGTGGCTACTTTGCCCTTAACACAAAAAACTTAGCGGAGCATGGATAATGGCTTATACAGCAATAGATAATCCAGGATTGTTTTTTAATACTAAAATTTATACAGGTAATGGTTCAGCAGGACATTCAATAACTGGAGTAGGTTTTCAACCTGATTGGGTTTGGATTAAAACTAGGTCAGATGTAAACAATCACACAATATTTGATGTTGTTAGAGGTGTAACAAAAAGAATTAGGTCAAACCAAGCTAATGCTGAAAATACTTCTAGTGGTGTAACTTCTTTTGATAGCGATGGATTTACAGTAGGTAGTGATAGTGCAGGTAATAGTGGAACTATGGTTGCGTGGAATTGGAAGGCTGGAACGACATCAGGAATTGCAACAAATGCTTCTACGAATATAACACCGTCAGGATATTCTTTTAATCAAACAAGTGGTTTTAGTATAATTGCATATACAGGTACGGCAGTTGATGGTGCTTATCTTCCACATGGATTAGGAAAAGCACCTGAGCTTTTATTTTTGAAATCTAGAAGTTTAGCTGAATCTTGGCAGGTTTATTCTGCGCCTACAGGAAATCAAGGCAGAGGTCATTTAGATGCTGCTGATGCGTTTGATACAGGTAGAGGTGAATGGTATAGTAATAACCCTGATTCAGTTAATATGAGAATATCAAATGACAGTCATGTTAACTCTAGTGGAGCAACATACATCGCTTATTTTTTTACAAGTATTCAGGGGTTTAGCAAAATTAATTCATACACAGGAAATGCAAATGCAAATGGTCCGTATATTCACACAGGATTTAAACCAGCTCTCGTTTTAGTAAAAAATACAACTGAAAGTGATAATTGGGTTATAGTAGATAATAGAAGAGATGTTGCACCTAATCCACATAAATTAGGTTTATTTCCTGATACAAGTGGTGCAGAAGCTGGCGATTACTTAATCGATACTCTCTCAAATGGATTTAAAATTAGAACTACATCAGGTGCATTAAATAATAATAATGTTGTATATCTTTACCTAGCATTTGCAGAAGCACCTATCGTAAGTTCACTTGGAGTTCCATCAAAAGCTGGAACTAAAGCTACGTAAACTTCAATTTATCTAAATAATTTGATATCTAAGTTAAAATGAACAACTTTCTTACCTAAATAGCTTGTGGTATAATTTATCATGCCTTTAGCAAAAGTAAATATAGCACCAGGTTTTGATAAACAATCTACACCAGCAGACGCAGAAGGTCGTTGGGTAGATGGTGACAATGTACGTTTTAGATACGGTGAGCCAGAAAAGATAGGTGGTTGGTCTGCGTTATGTAACGACAAAATAGTTGGAGCCGCAAGACAACAACATGTTTGGGCTGATACAACTGGCAAGAGATATGCAGCAATAGGTACAAATAAAGTTTTAACAATTTATTATGAAGGTGTTCTTCATGATATAACGCCTTTAGAAATAGACAATTTTTCTACTGGTGCAAATATCACAACAACTAACGGATCAGCGACAGTAACAATAACGACTAGTGGTTCACATAATCTTGAAATAGGTGAACTAACTACCTTTGCTAATGCAGGATCTTTTAATGCGGGACAAACAGGTTACACAGCTGCAAGTTTTGACAATTTAGTTTTTGAAGTACAAACAACTCCTTCTTTTACAACATTTACAATTTTAATGCCATCCGTTGAGTCAGGTTCAGGAACAACAAACAACGGAACAATAGATGTTAATCCTTATCAACCCGTAGGGCCTTTAAATCAAACTTATGGCTATGGTTGGGGTACTTATTTATTTGGTGGAAGAACTATTACTCAAACCACAACAACAATAAATAACAGCGGTGTCATGTTAGTAGGCGCTACTAGTGTAGTTCTTACAGCTACATCTTCATTTCCAGCAACGGGTTCAATCAGAATTGGATCTGAAGACATGTCTTACACTGGAAATAACACAGTTACAAAAACATTAAGTGGGATTACTAGAGGTATCAACGGAACAACTGCTGCTCAACATGCAGATGGAGCAACAGTAACTGACATATCTAGTTACATTGGATGGGGTGATGCTTCATCTTCAAGCACAGTTACTATTGATCCTGCAATGTGGTCTATGGATAATTTTGGTGACATTTTAATAGCTACAATTCATAATGGAAAAACTTATACTTGGGATCCTTCAGTAAATAATGCTTTAAACACAAGAGCTACGATAGGAACTGGAATGCCAACAGCATCAGTAATGACTATAGTGTCTGACAGAGATAGGCATTTATTTCATTTAGGAACAGAAAGTACAATTGGTACTAAAACTTCACAAGATAAAATGTTTATTAGATTTTCCGATCAAGAAAGTTTAACTGATTACCAACCAACTTCAACAAATACTGCTGGCACATTTAGACTAGATGATGGCACAAGAATAGTTGGAGCTATTAAGGGTAAAGATTATATATTAGTCCTCACAGACACAGCTGCATACGAAATGCAATTTGTAGGTCCTCCTTTTACTTTCTCAATAAGAAAAGTTGGTTCTAATAATGGATTGATGGGGCAGAATGCAGGAGTGTTTGCAAATGGTGCTGTTTATTGGATGGGTAAAACAGGAGGATTCTATGTTTACGATGGTACTGTAAAATCATTACCTTGTTTAGTTGAGGATTTTGTATTTACAACTGATGGTAATAATCCTGGAATTAATTACAACTCAGGTCAATTGGTTTATGGAGGTATAAACGAATTATATTCTGAAATAAATTGGTTCTATTGTTCTTCAGGATCTACAGTAGTGGATAGAGTTGTAACTTATAATTTTGATGAACAAGTTTGGACGACAGGAACTTTAGATAGAACAACTTGGGTAGGATCTACAGTCTATGAACAGCCTTATGCAACAGATTTTAATGCTTCAGATACACCAACCTTCCCAGTAGTAAATGGTGTTTCTAACGGAGCATCTATTTACTATGAACATGAAGTAGGTGTTAATCAACTTAATGGAGATGGATCTTCTACTGCAATAACATCTTTTATAAAATCTGGAGAGTTTGATTTGAATGGTAACGCAGGTGTACCAGGAGATGGTGAGTTTTTAATGAGTATTAAAAGATTTTTACCAGACTTTAAACGTATTAGTGGTAATGCAAAAGTGACTATATTTTTAAATGAGTTTCCTCAAGGAACAACTCAAGCTTCTAGTCCATTAGGGCCTTTTACAATAAGTTCAAGCACATCTAAAGTAGACACAAGGGCTAGGGGTAGATTAGCTGCAGTTCAAATTGAAAACGAAAACTTAGACGAAAGCTGGAGATATGGTACATTTAGATTTGATGTAAGAGTTGATGGAAGAAGATAATGGCTAAAATTACTATACAAATACCTGAACCCAAAAATGAATATTCACAAGAGGATCAAAGACAAATACAACAAGCATTAAGAACATTGCAGTCTCAGTTGAACTTCTCATATGAAAGTGATATAAAAAACGATA